GATCTGGTCCTTCAAGTGACTTTCTAAACCTTTCGGCAGTAAAGATTCTAAATTGGTCGGTAAGTAACGCCATTGTCTACGAATTGCCTAGTTTTATTTATGTGGGTTATTCATCCTCATTTCTGACAGCCGTTGTATATTCAACAGAATATATTTTGGCTTGAGCACCAGATGAGTTTCCTTGTAAAGTTTCACCCACTGTCCAATAGTATGTGGGATCGTTAATAACAATATCTTTCACTTCTAAAGTGAATAAATTTTCATTAGTACCAATTAGTGGTCCTGATACTATAGAAGTATTGGTAGCACTTAGACCAGATGTTTGGCCTACTACTTGCTCTGTTGCCGTAAATGTGGCAGCATTGGTATATTCAACTATGATTGTTGCAGTTGCAGAATGAGTATCTCCATCACCTAAAGCACCAGCAGACTGCACAGTTGCTACTAAAGGTGTATTATTACCATCATATATTTGTGTACCCACTTGGAATAGAGTAGTATTTTGTCCACCTAATGTTTCCTCTATACCATATTTAGACGATGCAATACCACCATCTAGGTTAATTTGATTTTCAAACTCAGTTCCAGTGTTAACTAGGTCGATAATACCATCACCAGCACCATCTAATTCATCATCATCTTCAAATCTTCTATCGAGAATAAGACCTAATCCATCAACAAAAGTAACAATATTCTGACCAAGTGCTTCTAATAATACGTGAGGCTCAACACCTGTGCCAGAAGCACCAGCAGTACCAGCCACAAATGCAATGATCTTAGATTTTTCATTAGATCTACCACCATCAATGAATGCTAATTCATCAACTTCAAAGGTTAAGTAGAGTGCTCTATTTACTCTATCCCAATCATATACAATAGCAACTCTGTTATTTGATGATTCAACAACCCTTCTAACTTTATCAGTTACATTAAAATCATAATTTGTTAAACCAGTATTAGGATCATCTTGTAAGTTATCTAAGATAACCTTCTGGTCGAATCTGAAGTTGACTCCCCTATCACAACCAGTAAATGAATCATAATCATCACCAGCAGACCTAGCAGTCTTACCAGTATATCTTATAATTTCCCTACCAAGAAGAATCTTACCAGAACCTGCATATGGATCGGTTGTTTCAACAAATATTGTACCGCCAGAGGAAGTAATATTAGTTGTTAATCCAGTTAAATTATATACATTAGAATTCAGAGACTGTCTATTTCTAGCTTCTCTAACTAAGTTAGTATCTCTAGTAAAGATAACCTCTGGTGGGGAAGTATAACCCCCTCCACCTGTCAATAATTTTATATTGGTAATTGCACCTAGATCTATAAATGCCTCAGCAGAAGCACCAGATCCACCACCTTTAATGAGCTGTATTAATGGGGGATCTTCAAAGAATTCACCTTGGTTTGTTAATGTAATAGAAGAAACTTCACCAAACTGGTTAACATTAGCAACACCAGTAGCACCAGCACCACCACCTCCAGAAATAATGATATTAATATCTTCTTCTGTATAATTTCTACCCTGCTGTTCAATAGAAAGACCTGTAACAAGACCTGTCACAGGTACCAATTCAGATCCAGACCCACCACCTCCAAGTATCTGAGCAGATGAATCAAAATAACCATCACCAGCTACAGTAACCTGTACAAAATCTATAGATCCATCTGGTTTAAGAAATACATTACCAGCAGCTGCACCATCACCACCAGAATCTTCTATTTTAAGACGTAATGGATCATATCCTTCGCCTGGATCGATAACTTCTACCGCAGTTATGACACCACCATCTCCTTCAATTACTGCCCTCAAAACAGCGTCTCTAATGGGTGTACCGCAATTACCAATTCTCAATCTTGGTGGGTCATTGGGATCATATCCTTCACCACCATTAATAACATAAACATCCCTCACCCCAAATATACTATTAAATACAGGGAAGATTTCGGCTCCGCTACCAGGGACTGTTCTTGTCATGTTAGACCACCACTATATTTCCTACCATTGCTGCATGCAATGTGCACTGATAAACATAAGTTGTTCCAGCAGCAAGTGACATTGGGATTGTGTAATATTGCACTCCCTCTATATTTCCACTTATACCATTTGTTACTGCACTACCACCTGATGTTTGTCTAATTTCAAATGGATGTGCTGATCCAGTATCATTATTAAATCTGTATGTAAATCCACGATAAACATATATCGTAGGATTATTTGTAGTATTAGAAATACCTGGACCATTGAATCTATATGCAGCGTCACCATTAGAAACTACATTCCATGACACACAAGGTGATGCTACTGGATCAAATGAAGTGCCATTATGAACTATATTTCTACCCTCCTGTGCTGTACTAGCAAGGTAGAGATCAGCTGCAACTGTTAATGTATTTGTAGTAGCAGTGGTAGTAATACCAGTGCCACCAGCAATATTCAATGTTGACGTTGATAATGCAGCAGTTGTTGTCCCAGAGTCTCCTGTGATTGTCCTATAGACAACTTGTGTTACATTAGGTGCATCATTTGTAATCGTAAGATTATCTCCACTGACAGCAGTACTAATACCAGTCCCACCAATGAGGTTAATAGTAGTAGTTGCACTATCTGCGGTTTTTGTTCCTGAGTCACTTCCTATTACACCGTAAGCATTTTGATTAACATCTCCAAGAGTACCTGTCATATTGACAGTGACTGTATCTCCAGTTATTGCTGTAGCAATATTTGTACCACCTGCAATGATTAACGTATCTGTAGCAGCAGATGCTGTTGTGGTACCAGTATCAGCAGTAACAGTCTCAAATAAGTTTTGAGTAGTGCCTCCACCTCCACCACCACTAGAGTCATCATTAGCAGGTTCCCACTTAGCGTTAGATGAGTTCCATTTCAATACTTGTCCATCAGATTGACCACCACCAACAGTTAAATCTACATCACTAAGATCTCCAATAGTATGATCTTCACCTATAATCTTCTTCCAACCACCACTGGTTGCAACCCTTGCTACATTATCAGCAACTACAAGAGCAAACATACCATCATGTGTTGCTGAATCTGGTAAATCTCCAGTAGTAGCAAAGGAATTGGTATACTTTAACTTACCATCAGCACCATCAATGTATGTTAGAGCAGATCCTGTACCACCACCCCAAAATTGAATGTCTCCAGCACCATTCGGTTGGATTGCTATATCACCACCGTTAGATGATATAATTTTATGATTGTTAACATCTACATCACCACTAAAGCTATCAAAATCACCCTCAGAGAACTGAGCTCCATTCCATTTAAGCAGTTGTCCTGTGCTAGGAGTGCCTACATTTACTTGTAAATTGGTATCGTTACCGAGATTGGTATAAATCTCATCAATGACGCTATTAAGTTTGATAGCACCATCTCTCAGACTGTCTCCAGTCCCGTCATTAGCTGACGATCCAATTGCTAGGGTTTGCTTTGCCATGATTGTAGTCTTTACAGGGTTATTTAGGTACCATCGAAGGTTTGTGAGGTAGAATCGAATGTGCTACTGGTGCTATCGAAGCGATTAGCAGTATCACCACCTCCACCACTACCAGTTACAGTAAGTAAAACTTGATTAGAATCTAGTGGTGAGTTAGATGCCTCTTGTGGTGCACCAGTTGGACCAGCAATTCTGCAACGATATCTATATCCAGTCATATATGACAGTGCAGTGACTGAATATGTGTCTGTTGTTGCTCCAGTAAGAGCAGCAAACGCAAATCCACCATCTGTAGATCTATACCACTGGTAAGTAACAGGTCCGTCTTCTGGTGATACTAGACTTGTAACTGTAAATGTTGCAGTTTGATTGGCATTTACAGTTACGTTTTGCGGTTGAGTGGCGAATGACAACGTTGGAACTACACCACCGCCACCTTGACCACCGCCACCGCCTCCACCTTGTTGGACAGGTGAGACAGTGAAGGTTGTATCAATAGTTTCTCTAGTTGTAAGTCCCATAATATATGGAAACTTAGTATTATCTACGTTATTTTCATCTACAGTAAGAAAATAAGCATAGGTACCATCCTGATATTCAGGTGTAATGGCAAATCTGCCATTGTGACTATCTAAATCACCAGTTCCTTCAACATATTCATAGTCCTCCATGAGAGTTCCAGCAGGAGGATTGTCTGTTGTATTACCATAATCGGGTCTTCCAGGTGCTTCACTGTCTTTTACACTATATGAAGTCCTCATTGGTCTAGTTCCACTCAAATTATTGAATGGAACGTCATATCCATAAGGTCCATAGATAGGAAATCCATCAAATGCTATGCCAATCATCTTGGAATGACCGTCTGGATGACGAATATTGTCTCCATTATACTGTGTTGACCCATAATAATCGTTATAACCTGCCATTGAGGAGTTTGCTTTCCAACAATCTAGGAAATGTGGGTCGTGATAATGATATTGTCCTGTTTGTTCTGGGTGTCCACCACAAGAATCTTCTCCAGAACTAACAAAAGGTAGATCTCCAGCAGCAACCCAACTAAAACCTGATGGTGGGTTAAGTCCAGCACCAGCAGATGGGTTATAAATGGTAACTCCGTTACCTGCAATTCCTATAGCACCCAAAGGTGTCTCAGTTCTTCCATTCCTTTGATCATAATATTCATATGTCCCACTAACAGGAGTAGTTGCCTGTGTATCTACAATGAAATCTAATTGATCATCTGACGATAACCAACACTCACCAGCAATGGAAGTGAATACAGTACCTTTATAAATGAATTTCTGTTTTAATCCATCACTGAAATGTACAAATATATTATCATTAACAGATATCTGATTATTAGTAAACAACGTAAGATCGTTTACTGAAATAGTAATTCTTCTAATGTATCCGTCATGCGTATATCCATTATTATCAAATGTGCGAGCAACTCCAAATGTTCCTCCACGGTATAAGAAGTCATGGTCGAAGTCCTGTTCAGTTACAGTATTTGGGTTATTATCATTTGGGAACGTACCAAAGGATACAGGTGCAGGGAGTCCATTGGACTCCACTGTTATCACCTTAGTGGCATTGTTATAAGATGCTGTGGCTGTCATATCCTTATTTAGATATCATCGAAGATGAGGTTAGGTGTGAAGTTACTGATTACAGTAGCACCAGTCTGGACACTCAATATTGCAGAGAGTGAGTAAACTGGGGTTGCACCAGCAGCAGTGATAGCGACTCTAAATTCATCTCCATCGTCTGCCTGTGCAGCATTATTAGTTAAGTATGTTGCTTGGTTAGCACCAATGATGTTGCTCCATGTCTGTGTGCCATACTCCTTCTTCTGCCACTGATAATTCATTGTCTGACCATTAGTTACGGTTGAAACAACAGTGAATCCAGCAGTCTGTCCTTGGTTAACTGTTACGTTAACTGGATCCTGAGTGATAGCGATTGTGCCAGGATCAACTCCTCCACCACCTTCTCCTCCTGATGGACCTTCGCCTGCGAGGACATCAAATCCACCATTAATTGCACCGCCTGTAGGAGGTGTGAAGTCATCAGGTACTTCATTATCAATAAGTACGGTTGGTGAAGCGTAGTTACTACCAGAAGTCTTAACATCAATTCTAGTAATACCCATCAATGCCTTAATGCGTGAATCAAATCCAGAGGAAGAGATAACGTCAACATTAGGACGTGAAGTATAACCATCGCCAGGATTGGTTATTATGGCATTAGTAATTTGACCAGAAGTTATATTAGCAAGAGCAGCAGCGTTTCTACCCTTAACAGATCCAGTATATTCAAATGTGATTAGTGAGTTAGAAGACTCAATTAGAGCAACTTCACGAGGGAATTCCTCACCATCAATATCCAATCTGTCACCAGCTTCAATTGGTGGGACAACTGTTGCTGCAATAACGTCTGCGTCAGATCCAATATATGAGAAACCAACAAAGGTTGATCCCGCACGTGGGACTTCAGCGAAGATGATACGTGAACCAACGATCTCGTATGCAACTCCTGGTTCCTGAATGATACCGTTAAGTGAAACGATAATGTTATTTTCAGGACGTATAACGTTAGAAGAAACACCTTCAGTCAATGTCAAGGAGTAGAATAGACCCTGACGCTTAAGGTTGAATGAAGATCTCAATGAGTCAAACTCGAAGGAGATATCATCTAACTGACGTAACTTACCAACGTAGTATCCAATGAATTCAGATCCTATTTCAGGTGCTTCAGAGAATTGTATCTTATCTGAGAATGCAACGTAAGATTGGTTACCACCTGGAGGTTGTAGGATTCCATTAACGAATGCTAGTAAGTGACCAGCAGGATCTGGGAAGTATGCCTGACCATTTGAAATGGTTAGATCAAATGTTGTTTGAGTACCATCAAATCCACGGAAGTAACGATCAACTCTACCTTCTAAAGTCTTAGCTTTAGAAACTGCACCACCCCATCCAAAGTCAGACTTAAGTGACATATTATCAACAAATGTGCCATTAGCATTCTCTACCCAAATGGTAGCAGTAATACCCTGTTGCTCTATTGCAACAACCTTAGCATAAGACTGATAATCTGTTGCAGTGTAACTTGTTACACCAGCATATATTGTTGGGAAGTTAGATCCCAATTCTACCTTACCAATGTGGTTACCAGGAGTAGTTAATTCAGTTATTGCAGCACCAACACCAACATCATTCAAGTTAGCAATCCATAGTTTGTGTGCTAATGGAGGAGTTGCTGTTAAATCTTCTTCCTGATACTTAGTAACAATAGCAGTGAATCCTGGATTCTTCTGGACTGTACCTTGTAGGAGTGATACTTCATCACCAACATTGAAGGTATCAGAAATACCTGTGTCAATGATTGCAACACCTAGATCTAACTCTAGAGTCTGCACTCCATGTAGATACTGATTTAATTGAATTTGTTGACCAGTAATACCCTTAACTTCTAAGATGTAATCAGTGATACTACCGTAGATTAGATCTCCAATATCCCACTGACCTTCTAAGGTCTCAACATCCATCGTAATTCTACCACCTTCATTACCAGTGATAGATCCAGACTTAGAGTTGTAGTTATCCATATAACCTTCAACTGATCCAATCTTACTGAAGAACCAATCTCCTGAAGAGAAGGATCCATTCTCAACGTTAATTAAGAATCTATCGGATGGATCACCAAGTGTATGCTCAGTGCCACTATCAGCACCAGTGATTACACTTCCACTGGAAATTGTACCAGCGATTGTATGTAACTTAACAATAGATGCACCAGTTTCAGTATTTGGTTGTGCTGTCTGTAAGACATATCCAGTATTAGATGGAGCACCATTAACAGTTACTAATTCACCATTAGTTAGATTATCATATGTTGGAGGTATTGTCTGACCAGCAACAGATGGATAATGTGTATAGAGCTTATAAATCTTACCTTCGTTTTGAACTACGGTACCAACCTCAGCATTTGCACTGGATGTAAATCCGTAGATAACATCAGCAGGATTAAATCCACCTTGTATCGGAGTCTCAGAAGTATCTGTTGGGTAAGTTGGAGCAGTTCTAGTAACACCTGATCTTCTTACAACCGCAAAGATCTGAGATCCAGAATTAGATTTATCTACTTCTAATTTTCTAAATCTACCATCATGAATATAAGAAGCACCAATTTCAAACCACTCAGCAGTAGCAGTTAAGCAATAGAAGAAATCTTGTCCAGATAAACCAGCCAATGAAGTCTCTGATGCTGGAATGTATTGTAATACATCTCCACGACGGAAGAAATTAGGTTGATTAATTCTAATTCTATACTCAGCACGATCATAACCTACGTCAACTTCTGGAGTTAAACTTACCAATTCTGGATCTGTGTTGTAATCAACACCCATCTCATTCTTAGTAACCCTATTAACGGCATCTGAAGATGCAATGAATGATACTCTTGCTTCAGTTGGGAATTGTGACATTTCCAACGCAAATTCAAGTGGGTTAAGTGAAGAATCTATTTCAAATTCAGCTGCTTCTTGATTCCACTCTAATCTTTCTGCTGGAATGTATACATCATAAGATGCCCACCCTGCTGCATTAGGATCATACAATATACTCTTACTATACTCACGAAGTTTTGCTAGACAGAATAATAGATGTGTCCTAGTTACATTCTGGAATGCAATAAAGTTACCTTCACCATCAAACCATGTTTGTGCCAATCTAAATGCTCCAGCATTACCAGAAGTTACTAAATCATAACGCACTCCTTTAATTACCTCATTAGCAAAATCAATAGTGAGGTTAGTAGTTGGATATGCAGCTTGAGTATCTGCAAATGCTCTACCAGCGATTGCTTGCTCATTGAATAAGATCATATTAGATATAATCTTAGAATTATTTTCTCCACCACCCAATGCATCAATCATTAGATCGAATACAGTGTCAATAGCAGATGTTACGTTGTAACATGTACCCATCTGATAATTCGCATTAGAATTATATGGGAATGTCTTAGTTACAGTAGCAAGATGATTACCCTGTCCATTTGCTGCCTTAGAAATTGTATCAATTATAATCTCTGATAATGTGTCTATACCAGATGCTACTTCACCACAAACTTGATTCCATGTACCGTTATTTCCACTGCCACCAGCAGTAGTATCATAAGTGATCGTTAGATCCCTTACCATAACTTCTGGAGTATACTTAACAGGCCATATGGTTGGCATTGTGTAAGATCTTGTTGCAACGTTAGCAGGAGTTGTTATTGCATCAGTTACAAACTGCATTAAAGTACCAATCTCTGCTTCAACAGCAGCACCTTCATTACCAGTGTAAGTAGTAGAAACTCTACGTTGTCTATAGTATTCTAATTTAGATCTAAATGGATATGCCCAAGATGTAAGTCCTAGTACTGGTAATACCTTACCATCAGCATAATCTGTAACACGAGGATATGTGTGGTTAGTTGCATTACTATCCTGACTACATGTGAATGTTAATGAATTACTATCAATAATAACAGCATCATCAGCTCTTAGACTATGACCAGCAACGGTTAAAGTTAATTCACCTGTAGTTGGCTCATAGTATGCATCTGTAGGTGTCAACTTAGTACCATCATTAACCACTTCAATACAGTTGGATGCAGCACTTACAAAGTTGTGCTTATAATTACCACCCTGTATTACACATCCAGAGTTTGCACTTACGAATGTATGTTGATAGGTATCGCCAGCAGGAGAAACACCAACATTAACTCGTATCTTACCATTCTGTATCTGTATACCTTTTTCAATACAGGATACAAATGTATGTGTACCTAAGAAGGTTGATGGGACACCCTTAAGGACTTGTACTTCAAAGTCATTTCCATTAGCATCTACATTAGATACTGCTAACCATTCATTACTTGCATGATCTGTAGCACGAGGATATAGATGCTCTGTGCGATAATTGTCAAGATCACATTTGAATGATAAAGCATGGTCTGAAATCTTAATGTAACTATTTGCTTTCCAAACACCATTTTCCTTAGCAGATACAAATGCATGTTGATAATTACCACCAGCAATAATTGCTCCAGGTAATGCACTTGCAAATGTATGATCGTATAGGTTATTAGATGCTGCAATATTTACATTGACTGTAATCTTACCACTTTGTCTGTGTAGAGACTTACTCTTAAATCTCTCAAATGTATGAGTGTGGTTACCACCAGCAATAATAGCACCAGATGTAGCAGAAGCAAATCTGTGTGTATGATTACCAGCAACAGTTGATCCCACGTTCACCGTAATTGTAGAATTCTTCTTATGTAATCCTTCAGAAACAGCACTTACAAATGCGTGTGTATATTCACCATTACCTCTTACAGTACCTCTAATAACAGCACCTGTAGCAATAGAAGCAATCTGATGAGTTGAAGTGTTAGAAGAAACTCCTACGTTTACATCAAATGTATTTGTCTGCTTATTGGATATTGTTAACCATTCGCCAGCAGCAGGGTCTTGTGCTCTAGGATATGGATGAAGAGATCCATAACTATCCTCATTACACTCGAATACAAATGCACCATTCTTAAGTTGTACCTTATCTCCATTTTCAAATGGATGCCCATTAACTGTTATTGTTAATACACCTGTACCTGGAACATAAGATGCAGTGCTTGGTGTAAATGCATTTTCAGATCTTACAAATTGATGAGTTGTAGTGTTGCTAGACTTACCAACATTAACTGTAATAGTGTCAGCAGTAACAGAAATTATAGGACATGACTCATTGTAATATGGGTCATCAGCAGTAGCACCACTATTACCATTAGCACGAGGATACTTATGCTCACTACCAAAGTTATCTGCTTGACACTTGAATACTAGTGACTCTTCCTCAATATAAACTGCTTCATGTGCAGACTTAAGTCCGTTAGTAACAGCAGATACAAATGTATGTGGTGAAGTTACAGACTGAGGTGCAGATGCTAACACCATTACATCAAATGTATTTTGAGTGATGTTGGTTACTTCTAACCACTTATCACTTGGATAGTCAGTAGCACGTGGATATGTATGATTGTTATCAGGTTGATCAGCATTAGCAATACCAACGTCAACTGTAATTGTAGTAGCAGTTGGACTTAATACTGCAAGTGCTGATCCAGATGCAGGGTCTGTAGCACGTGGGTATGCATGGTTAGATCCATGATTGTCAGCATCACAAGTAAAGGTTACACCACCATTAGCAATAGTAACTGTATTAGAAGTAGTAAGACTATGAGATCCAATTTCTAATACCATCAAACCTGTTGTTGGATTGTATGATGTGCCAGTAGCAGCAGTATATTGTGATGCATCATTAGCAGTTATAGCATTAGTTACACCACTTACCCATGTATGAGTACCAGTAGAAGCAGCACAGTTAAAGGTTATAGAGTTGTCATCAAACTTAACTCTATCACCGATCACAAATCCGTGATCATTAACAGTAGCTGTTAATATACCAGTTGTAGGGTTATAAGCAGCATCAGTAATTGTATGAGATGATCCACCATTATAGTTGTGAGCACCAATAGTCAGTGTCATATCACCTGTAGTAGGCTCATATGTTGCAGCAGAAACTAGGTAGTTAGCACGAGGTGTTTTACCTACGTTAACATCAAAGTCATTACCAGATACATTAGATACTTCTAACCACTTACCTGAAGCAGGGTCTGTTGCTCTTGGATAAGAATGATTAGTTGCATTATTATCCATGTCACAAGTCATGACCAATGAATTGTCAGCAATTCTTACATGATCACCATTTGCAAATGGGTTGTTAGCAACTGTCAGTGTTAATACACCAGTAGCAGCATTAAATGCAGCACCTGTTGCTGTATACTTAGCATGACCTACTGCCTTGATTTCAATGGCATGATCGTATGCTCTATCTCTCTTCGCCTTAAGACCGTTAGAAGCGAATGATTGGAAACTATGTGTAAATGATCCACCAGATCTGATTGATCCTCTCTTAACAGCACCAACTTTTGCTCTCTTAAATGTATGAGTAGATACGTTAGTAGAAGGTATAGTTTCTAATACTTGTACTTGGAATGTATCAGTATCAGCGTTTTGAATAGTTAACCACTTATTACTTGCAGGATCACTTGGTCTTGGATAAGTATGCTCAGTTGCATGATTATCTTTATTACATGTAAAGACCAATGAGTTATCATTAAACATGATTTGCTCACCATCTGTCATTCCATGACCAGCAATGGTAACAGTCATAAGACCAGTAGCACCACTATATGAAATTGCAGTTGGGGTTACACCTACAGCAGGTTTGAATACATGAGTTGAAGTGTTAGAAGATACACCAACGTTAACGGTAATGGTGCTATCATCAACAGCAGTTACAGCAACAGCATCTTGGTATGCTGGGTCATCACCTGATGCTCCACTCTCTCCGTTTGCACGAGGATAGAAGTGATCAGTCTGATAGTTATCTAATCCACAAGTGAAACATAATGCCTTATGGTTAATGTATACACTGTGAGCAGTTGTAATACCATGATCAGGACCAACAGTGATTACCATTACACCTGTATTAGGATTGTAATCTACATTCTGAGGATCGAAACTCTTAAACTCAGACTTACCAACAAAGATCTTGTATGTGTTAGCA